CTTATCTAGCGCTATGACTACACAGAACAAGATCAAAGTGGAGATGCTTGACCCGAGCACGCTTGCACCGAACCCCTGGAACACGAACATCGTGTCGCCGGAGAACCAGCAAAAGCTCGAGGAAAGCGTCAAGCGCTTTGGCATGTTCAAACCGATCGTCGTGCGCGAAGTCGACGGCAAGCTGCAAATCATTGGCGGTGAGCACCGTTGGGATGCTGCGCGAGCGTTGGGTCATCCTGAAGTTCCTGTGGTCAATCTGGGCCGCATTTCTGACAAGAAGGCCAAAGAGATCGGTCTGGTGGACAACGGACGCTACGGCGCCGACGACACCCTCCAGCTGGCTCAACTGCTCGACGGGCTGGGTGTCCAGGCCGATGAGCTGTCCTCCTTCATGCCGTACTCCGAGAGCGACTTCGCATCAATCTTCTCGTCAGTGAATATATCGCTGGATGACCTTGATCTACCGGACGATGTTGAAAACCCCGTGACGCCGGCAGTCAAGCCCCCGCAAACCCACCAGATCATGCGATTCAAGGTGCCTGTCGATGACGTGGGCGCCATCACCGACATGATCGAAAAGACCATGAAAGAGCAGCGTTTCACCGATGAAGATTCACTTTCTAATGCCGGTAATGCCCTTGTCCATTTGCTCACGCAGAAAGACGGCTGACGTGAAGGCTGAAGACCCTTATGACGAATGCGACTCCTGCGTGAATCGCAAGTACGACCCCGAGCAGTGCGAAGACTGTGAGGACGCCGATAACTTCGAGCCGTATGACGATTTCGACGAAGACAGCCTGCACGATACGGAAACCGAGGACATGACGATCGAGCAGTTCAAAGAATACTGGGGTAATGCCAATGAGTAAGACGACATGGACAATCGAGAACATTCAGCCCTATGAGCTGAACGCCAAGATTCACGACGCCAAGCAGATCGACAAGATCGCCAAGTCGATCAAAGAGTTTGGCTGGGTCGGCAATCCGATCGTGGTCAACGAAGACGGCGTAATTCTGGCTGGCCACGGTCGCCGCCTGGCTGCCCTGAAGCTCGGTCTGAAAGCCGATGAGGTGCCGGTCAAGGTCATCACCAACCTGTCGGCGGACGCGCAGCGAGCCTATCGCCTGGCGGACAACCGTGTGGCCCTGTCCGACATCGACAGCGCGTTGCTGCAAAAGGAGCTGGCCGATCTGGACTTTGATCTGGACGGCATCTTCGATGCCAAGGAGCTGGACTTTCTGGCCGCCGATCTGGGTGACTTCAACACCGATGCGTTCGTGGAAGACATCGAGGTGGAGGTCAACAAACAGGCCGAGGAGAGCGCCAAAAAGGTCGAGGAGGTCGACAACCGCGAGGTCAAGATCGACAAGGCCCTGGGCTTTAAAGCGATCGCCGGCAAAGACGAGCGCCACGTCGCTCGATTCATGGCGCAAGTGGAGGCCGACATGGGCTGCACGGGTGCCGATGCCTTCGTGAAATTCATCAAAACGGTTATGGCTGCGCCCGAGGTTAAGTCATGAGTGATGTATATACAGGCTTGCCGCGCCGCGTGAAGATCGGCCAGTACACGTTTCGCGTGATCGTCTCCAACAAGACGGACTCGCCTGATCTGGAGGGCTGCGACGGCATCACGGACTTCGAGAAGTTCCGCGTGTACCTGGACGAGAGCCTTCCGCTGCAACGCGCCGTGAACGTGGTGCAGCACGAATTGACCCATGCAATCAACTGGGTCTACGGAGTGGATGACGGTGCTCTGGAAGAGCACATCACCACGCAACACACGAACGGGTTGGTGGAGATGTGGATGTCCAACCCGAAAGTCGTGAATTGGTTTGTCAAGCAACTTCGCGCTCTGAAAAGCGCCAACAAAAAGGACGAAGAATGATTCACCTTGCACTTTGGCAATTTGTCATCCTGTTCATCCTGGCCACGCCAGGCATCATCATGTCGTTCTTCACCGGCTGGGTCGTCTTTAAGATCATCCAGCTCACGCTGTGGGGAGATGGTCACCCATGAGCGTCTATGTCCTCGATAAGCGCTTCACGGCCACCGTGGAGCGTACCGACCGCGTGCTGGAGGTGGCTGAAGCCTTCGGCCTGGGCCTGAACGATAAGGAATTCGTGATCTTCGACAATCAGCCCCTGGAGGTAGTGCAGGGCGATGTCGTCTACATCACGGGCCAGTCCGGTTCAGGCAAGTCGCTGGCCCTGCGCGAGCTGAAGGCTCAGATGTCCGAAAAACATATACAAGTTTCGGACATCGACGAGATCGCGCTGGATGCCACCAAGCCGATCATCGACCAGATCGGCAAGACCACCGCTGACGCGCTGAACCTGCTGTCGATTGCGGGTCTGAACGACGCATACCTGTTTGTGCGCAAGCCACAAGAGCTGTCTGATGGTCAGCGCTACCGCTTCAAGCTGGCAAAGCTGATCGAGTCGGGAGCGCAGGTCTGGGTGGCTGACGAGTTCCTCGCAGTGCTGGATCGTGTCACCGCCAAAGTGATCGCGTTCAACCTGCAAAAAACCGCCCGCAAGCTGGGCGCAACCCTGATGGTGGCCACCACTCACACCGACATGGTGGATGACCTGGCGCCGAACCTTTACATCGAGAAGCGTTATCGCGAAAAGATCGAGATTGTCCGAAAGATTGAAGAATGACTGAAGTTCCTGAAAGCCCAAAACCGACCAACTGGAGCGAAGAGACGTGGATGACCGCCACGCACCTGTCCAACTCCCTGCCTGAAGAAAGCGTCTACGTCGCATGGACGGCGCCTTGGTGTGCCCCCTGCAAGGCTATGAAGCCCGTGCTCGAGCGCGTGGCCTCCGAACAAGGCAAGCACCTTTACATGGTCAACGTGGATGAGTTCAAAGGCATGGCCGCCGCCTTCGGGGTGCGCAGTGTGCCTACCGTGATGGAGCTGCGTGACGGCATGCCGACCATGCGACGCCTTAACGGTGCGACAACCGAAGCCAAAATCCGCGAGTTCTTGCAATGAACGCCTTGACGCTGACCGACTACGGCATGCTCTTTCTGGGCAGCTTCACGGTCGTGTTCCTGCTGGGGATTCAGTCGCGCAACGTGATTGCCGGCCGTTACCTGGCGGCCGTACTGACTTCAGCCGGTATCAGCGTCTCCAATTTCATCTTCGTCAAGTTCGCAGCGGGCGGCGCCCTGTCTGTGCTTGGCGTCTCCACGCTGGGTGGGTGCTGCGGCATCGCCTTCGCAATCTGGTTCTACCAACACGTCATCGAAAGGAAACGACATGGCAGCAAGTAAAAGCCCAACCCCCAAAGAGGTGGTTGAGAAAATCGCCAAGACCAACGGCAACACGGATGTCTCCAAGAAGGACATGCGCGATTCGGGCACGAAGTTGCCACCCGTGGTGAAAAAGAAAGCCAAGTAATGACAACGTGGACGGTCTGCGACAACGCCGACATGCTCGTCGAGCGACGCGAGGTGCCTGAAAACCACATGCTGTCGCTGCTGCCGGAGATTTACGTCGAGCGCGGCGACATCGACGATTGGAACCTGCTGCACGAGCTGCACTACAAGGCGGAAAACCTGGGCATCGGCCCAAAAATCTTCCGCTGCGTGCTGCGTGGCCAGACCATCGGTGTTGGCGTCATGACCGTGCCCAAGATGCTCTTGAGCGGACGCAACGAGGTCTTTCAGCACCTCAAGCCCAACACGGGCGGCATGGACAGTCGCATGATTAACCGTCACCGCGCCTACTGGATCAACGACCACGCCTGCACCAACAGCCGGCTGGTGCTGGACACCATGTATCGGGGCGCTGGCATCGCCTACCGCATGCAAAACCTGATGATGCGCATGACGGGGTGCGAGGTGATCGAGTTCCAAAGCTCGATGAGCAAGTTCAACCCCTTTGCAGCCAAGGCGGGGATGAAGTTCACCAAGCCCAAGCGCAGCGCCAATTACAACAAGGGGATGGAGTTTTTCCGTCGCTGGTTCGATGCGAACCCCTCGGACTTCACCGCCATCATGATCGAGATCGCCGGCATGCCGCCAGCCATCAAAGACAAATGCGTTGCCGAGATGCGCAAGTTCTACTACGCCTGTTCTGCCCTCGAGAAGACGGGTAACGCCCGTTTCCGTGGGGTAGAGCGCTCTGAGACGATGGACGTGGGATACCTGCTCAAATCGCTTCAGCAGCTCACCCTGGCGAGTCCTTTGTACGGGGTGTACCTGAACCCTGACCGCAGCCCCGAAAAGAACGTATCGACGTTGCCGGCGCGTTTGCCGGTCACGGCGTTTGATAACCAAGCACCGGATCAGCCGCTGGACATTTCCAAGCTGCCGGCCCAGTACCGATAACCATGCACCTGACCACCAAACAACTGGAGCTGCTTCGCATCATCGGGGAACGCAACCCTGACGGAGCGGCGACCGACCTTGACCAGATTCTTGAGCGGCTGTCGTATCAACCGACCAAGCAATCCGCGCAGTTTTCCATCCGAGCACTGATCGCTCATGGTCTGATTCAAAAGGACGCATCTGAGAAGCGTCGGGGCCTTACACGCACGATTATTTCGCTCACCAAAGCGGGCGAGATCATGACGGGGAAGCGGGAAGTCAGTTTTGTCTCCGATGTGCTGGATGACGAAATGCTGGACGAGCTTTCCGAGGTGTTCGAACAATGAACGGGGAATCCATCTCCCGCAACGGGGATTTTTGCTCCCGCGTATATGTTATATATAACTAAGAAGTGACTTAGTATGAATGTAATTAAAGAAGAGACGGGAAACGAAAAGCCACACGGGAAACTCCCAGACCTGGCGCTTCAGCTGGATTGCGCGATTCCTCGCTTGCTCGGATTGCGCTGCGAGGTCGTAGATCACTACGTGAAGGTCTGGCCCAACGATGTGGTGCCCGACGACACCAACTGGCTGGTCGGAGAGCGCTTTACTCAGAACATCGACGAGTGCATGAACATCCTCGAGGGTCTGAAGGCCGAGGTCACGTTCTTTGAGGAAGCCAACTGTCACTGGGCCGAGGTCGTGTTCCCCGAAGGCAGCATCACCACCACCGAGTGCGAGTCCAAAGAGATGGCCGCCGCTTTTGCAACCTACGCAGCGCTGTTTGGCAAACGCCACGGTGCTAAGTCACGAATGACTTGACTATGTGTTGCAAATCTGCTACATTCGCCCGAACTTTGGCTATCTCCTCTGGGCGTCTTCTCCACGCCCTTTTTTTTTGAACGAAAGCAGTTGAAGTGCCTGAAGCAAAGAAAACAACCCCACCACCCGCTACGAAGAAGGCTCGCCGCCCGAATCTGACGCAAAAAGAGTGGACAGAAGCCAAGACTCTGTGGGAGTCGGGAGAAGTCACGCTCCCCGAGCTGGCCAAGAAGTTCGACCGCCACGAGCAGTCGTTTTCCAAATACTTCGCTCGCCACAAGATCAAAAAAGGCACCAGCCGCGCCAAGCACCAAAAGCGCGTGGAAAAAGAGGTCGAGAAAGCTGCTCTGAACGATGCGGCGATCATCGCCGCACGGATCAAGGAAACCAAGGAAGAGCACTACAAGATGGCCAGCGGTCTGGCCAAGCTCACCTGGGCGGAGGTGCTCAAGACCAAGCAAGACGGCGTGCCCGTCTCATCGGCACTGAACAACCTGAAGGCACTGGACACCGCGATGACGGTGCTCAAGAAGGCGCGTGAGGAGCGCTACTCGGTGCTGGGCCTGGATCGTCCCGACGCGATCGACGAGAACGACATCCCTGAACTGGTGATCTCGGAGCTGACGGCCGAGCAGATCGCCTCGCTGCGTGAACGCAACTTCCAGGATGTCGGGGACATCGAGGACGTGGACGTGAGCGACCTTCAGGCGGACGGCAGCGATGTCGTTGAGGAGACTTAATGGGGTCGAAGGTCGGACTGTCGCTGCACCCGAAGCAGATGGAAGTGTATCGGTCGATGTGCCGGTATCGGGTGGTCGTGGCCGGCCGGCGCTGGGGCAAGACGGCGCTTTCGCGAGTGCTCATCATCAAGAAGGCGCAAAAAGCCAAGCAAAAAATCTGGTACGTGGCCCCCACCTACAAGATGGCCAAGCAGATTATGTGGGTCGACCTGATGGATGCGATTCCGCGCAAGTGGATTCGCAAGGTCAACGAAACCAGTCTGACGATCACTCTCATCAACGGCACCCGCATCGAGCTGAAGGGCGCCGACAAGCCCGATTCGCTGCGTGGCGTGGGTATTCATTTCCTCGTTCTGGACGAGTTCCAGGACATGCACGAGGAGGTCTGGACGCTGGTCTTGCGCCCGACGCTGGCGGACACCGGCGGTCACGCCATCTTCATCGGCACCCCCAAGGCGTACAACTACCTGTACGAGCTTTACAAAAAAGGCCAAGACCCCAAGGCCAGACGCATGTCGGAATGGGAGAGCTGGCAGTTCCCCACGATCACATCGCCCTTTATCCCAATCTCCGAGATCGAGGCGGCCAAGAAGGACATGGACGAGAAATCGTTCCGTCAGGAGTTCGAAGCCAGCTTTGAAACCATGTCCGGTCGCGTGTACTACCCGTTTGACCGCGCTTCGCACATCGGCAAGTTGCCGTTCAATCCGAAGCTGCCGATCTGGGTGGGTATGGACTTCAACATCGACCCGATGTCCACGGTGATCTACCAGCCCCAGGACAATGGCGAGCTGTGGGCGATCGACGAAATCGTGCTGTTCGGCTCCAACACCGAAGAGGTGTGCGAGGAGCTGGAAAAGCGCTACTGGCGCCATCAGGGTCGCATTGTCATGTACCCCGACCCTGCCGGCGGACAGCGCCAGCACGCTCGTGGTGAAACCGACATGGACATCTTGCGCGAGAAGGGCTTCAAGCGCATCAAGTACCGCAAAAAGCACCCGATGGTGGCCGATCGCGTGAACGCCGTGAACCGGATGCTGCGTGACGCCAACGGCAAGATTCGTCTGCGCGTGGATGAAAAGTGCAAGCACTTCATCGCCGCTCTGGAGCAGACGATCTACAAGAAGGGCACTCGCGAGGTGGACAAGTCGATGGGCATCGAACACTCGGCTGACGCCGGCGGTTACTGCATCGAGCTGGAATACCCAGTGCGCAAAATCGAAATTGGGGGCATGTCAATATAAGGCATTGACTAACTCACTACTGACGTATAAGATAGGAACATTATGGCGACCAACTTCCAACTCAAACCAGGCGAAAGCCTTTCCGTCGATGCTCGCGCACCGATGGCAGGCGGCTCGACCGCGCCACAAACCGACGAACAAAAGAAGCTGCGAGCGCTCATCGAGCGGCGCCACCCCGAGTACGTCGAGAACGTGGATCACTGGGAGTTCATGGAAGAAACCTACGAAGGTGGCCGCGAATGGTTCAAAGAGAACATCTTTCGCTACATCAAGGAAGGTGACACCGAGTTTGCCGACCGACTGACCCGCGCCTACCGCTTTAACCACAGCCGCGAGGTCGTGGACTTGCTCAACAAGTACCTGTTCAAGCAGGTCATCCAGCGCAACGACACGGACGCGCCGCAATCGGTCAAAGACTTCTGGAAAAAGTCCACCCGCAATGGCCTGGGCATCAAAGACTTCTCGCGCCAAGTGTCCAAGAAAAGCTCGATCTACGGTCGCATCGGCATCGTGATCGACAACACCGCAGGCGCCGCCGCCGGCCCAGTGGTATCCAAGGCGGACGAAAAGAAGGTTGGTGTGCGCACCTACGCCTACATCGTCGGCCCCGAGCAACTGCTGGACTACGCCTTTGACACCGAGGGTGAGCTGGAGTGGGCACTGATCTCCGAATGCACCCGTGACGACGCCGACCCAATGGAGTCCAGCGGTGAGGAGATCGAACGCTTCCGTCTGTGGACCAAGCAGGACTGGAAACTGTTCCAAGAGGTCAAAGAAGGCCGCAAGAAAGTGGTCAAGATGGTCGCAGCCGGCAATCACGGACTGGGCATCGTCCCCGTTGTGCTCGCCGACAACATCATCACCGACGAAGAATACTGCGCTCCGGCGCTCATTGACGACATCGCGTATCTGGATCGCGCGGTCGGCAACTACCTCTCGAACCTGGATGCCATCATCCAGGATCAGACGTTCTCTCAACTGGCCATGCCCGCTCAAAACGTGCTGCCAGGCGAGGACAACTACACCAAGCTGACGGAGATGGGCACCAAGCGCATCTTCCTCTACGACGGTGAGTCCAACACGCAGCCGTTTTACCTGTCGCCTGACCCCAAGCAGGCACAGATGATTCTGGCTGTCATCAACAAGATCATCAATGAGATTTACCACACGGTCGGCCTGGCAGGTGAGCGCACCAAACAGGACAACGCGTTGGGAATCGACAATTCCAGTGGTGTGGCCAAGGCTTACGACTTCGAGCGAGTGAATGCTCTGTTGGCAGCCAAAGCAGACAGCCTGGAAGTGATCGAGAACAAGATCATCAAGATCGTGGCCAAGTGGAACGGCGAAGACGACAAGCTGGAAAAAGACCTCGTGTCGTACCCAGATAACTTCGACACCCGTGGTCTGTACGACGAGTTCGACATTGCGGCTCGCCTGATGCTGATTGACGCACCAGAGACAGTGCGCCAGGAGCAGATGCGTGCCGTGCTCGACAAACTCTTCCCCCAACTTGGCAAAGCACTGCGAGCCAAGATGGAGGCGGAGCTGAAAGATTGGCCAGTCGACCCAGCTGACCTGACTGCTGACCCTGCCTCGCAGGGTTCTCCAGATCAGCAAGCGCTGGACAAGACTGGCAATCGCCAACAAGCGAAAGCGGTGATGGCGGGGGTGTAAACCCCAAACCTCGATGGCCGGCATAGCGACTTGCCGGCTGCAACAACCCCAATGACCAAGAGACAGGTCGAAAGGAAGAAAATTCTATGTTAGTTACTCGAAACGTATTTTTGAAATATCACGCGCCTGCTGGAGATGATGCAGGTGGTGGCGGTGGCGGTGGTGGTGGCGGTGGTGGTAGTGGTGATGACGGCGCAGCCGCAGCCGCAGCAGCTGCCGCAGCAAAGGCCGCTGAAGAGGCAGCCGCAGCCGCCGCAGCCAAGGCAGCCGAAGACGCCGCCAAGGGTGGTCGCAAGCCTTCCGACGAGGAAGCGCGTCTGCTCAAAGAGAACATGAAGAAAAAAGAGGCGCTGGACAAAACCAACGCTGACCTGGCAGCCGCCAAGGAAGCTTTGAAGCAGTTCGAGGGCATCGACCCCGTGGCCGTGAAGAAACTTCTGAACGACCAAAAGACTGCCGAAGAAAAAGCGCTGGCCGCAGCCGGTGACTGGGAACGTCTGAAAACGCGCATGGCTGAAGAGCACAGTCGCGAGATCACGGCACTTCAGGCACAACTGGCCGAAGCCAACAGCAAGATCACCAGCACGGTGGGCACCATCAACGATCTGAGTGTCGGCACCCAGTTCTCGCAGTCCAAGTTCATCATCGAAGAAATGACCCTGACACCGGCCAAGGCGCGTGTGATCTATGGCGATCACTTCGACGTGGAAGACGGCAAGGTGGTGGGCTACGACAAGCCGAAGGGCGCTGCCAATCGCACCGCGATGGTTGACCAGTACGGCAACCCCGTGAGCTTCGAAGAGGCGCTCAAGAAGATCGTGGAAGCCGACCCCGAGAAGGATGAACTGCTCAAGAGCAAGGTCAAGCCTGGCGCGGGTTCGGAATCCAAGAAGCCCGCCGGCACGACAAAAACCGAAGTCAATACTGATGGTATTTCCAAGATCGCCAGCGGTCTGAAGGGCCTGAAGTTCTGATGTAGAAAGATAAGTCACCGATGACTTGACATTTCGCCATAATAGTGATATAGTCTTGGCTCATCGGTGACTTAGAGCGACGTAAGAGCCGAAGCGTTGAATTCATAAATTTGAAAGGAACCTAAATGGCTCTGCTCCGTACCGAAGCTGAAAAACTCAGCAACAACCAGCTCATCGCTGGCGTCATTGACCAAATCATCGAGCGTGATGACTTGTTCTCCGTTCTGCCTTTCGTGGGCGTGAATGGCAAGGCTTACGTTTACAACCGCGAGAACACTCTGGGTTCTGCTGACTTCCTCGATCCTAACGATCCAGTGAACGAAAGCGCCGCAACCTTCACTGAAGTCGTTGCCAAGCTGCGCATTCTGGCTGGCGACGTGGACGTGGACAAGTTCCTGCAAACCACAATGGGTGACACCAACGACCAGATGGCGATCCAGATCGCTAAGAAGGCCAAGGCTGTGGCTCGTGCGTTCCACCAAACTCTGGCTACCGGCGACTCCACAGTCAACGGCAAAGCCTTCGACGGTCTGCCAACCCTGGCTGCTGCCGCTCCTTCGACTCAGCTCGTGTCTGCCGGTACTAACGGCAACGCACTGACCCTGAGCATGCTCGACCAACTGTGTGACGCAGTGCCTAACGGTGCTGACGTGATCGTGATGCGTCGTGGCACAATTCGCGCCTTCCGTGGCCTGCTGCGTGCAACTTACGGTACAGACGCCGTGATGCAACAGCTGGAAAACTTCGGTCGCCCAATGCTGACTCACAACGGCATCCCAGTCATCATGAACGAGTTCTTGGATGGCGGCGAAGACCAAGGTTCCAACGGCGACACCTGCTCTGTCTACGCTCTGCGTCTGAACGAGCTGGACGGCCTGCACGGTCTGTACGGCGGCGGTGACGCTGGCATCGTGGTCGAGAACATCGGCACCGTGCAAAACAAAGACGCGACTCGCATCCGTCTGAAGTGGTACACCGGCCTGGCTTTGAAGTCTAGCCGTTCGATCGCTCGCCTCAAGGGTGTGACAAACATCTAAGGCTTGCGGAGTCAGTCACAACTGACGTAGAATTGGGCGGGTTCAAAAGACCCGCCCTTTTTCATTTGTAGGAGTCATCCATGAAAATCAAAATTACACAAGCTGGCAGCGAATCGTTCAACGGCTGGATCGGTGATGTCGAGTTCGTCAACGGCGTGTCCGTGAGTGACCAGCCTGAGCAGGCAATCGCCCATGTCGGCGCCATCTACTCGATCGAGCTGGTGGAAGACGTTCAAGCCGAAGCTGAAGCTGAAGTTGAAGCTGAAGTCGAAGTCAAAGTGACCGAAGAGGTCAAGACCGCCGAAGTCAAGACACCGGAGCCGACCGTCGAAAAGACCGAAGCTGCCGCTCCAACTGAAACTGCTGAAGAAGAGGGCGCCAACGCCACGACCGACGCTGACGTGAAGGAGTAAGCATGAAGCTGAAACTCACACAGGCGGGTTTTGAAACCTACACCGGCCAAATGGGTGTGGTGATGTTCAAGGATGGCTTGAGCGAGGGCGACGTGCTCCCGATCGACGCAATTCGCATCTCCGCTGCCATCGGCGCCGAGTGGGAAGACGGCTCTGCCGCCAACGTCGGCGAAATGTACCTGAACAACATGCACGCACCAGCTCACGTCGGCGGCCACGACATCAACGAAATGTCCATGCCCGTCGAAGAGAAGGCTGGCCAAGTGACCCAGGCGCCCGAGGGCACCGAAGTGGTCAGCGAAATCCCGACCTACACCGAAGACAGCCTGGCTGCCATCGCGGACAAGGAAGGCATTGCGGGTCTGCGTACCGTTGCAGACACCTTGTCGGTCAAGGGCACCTCCATCGTGGGTCTGATCGCCGGCATCATGAAGGCGCAAGCCGCCAAGACAGGGGAGTAAGTCATGGCGCTGGATGTCTATCTGCAAAGCACGGACGTGACCTTGGTGGTCGATCTGGTTGACGCCTCGGGCAATGCCCTGGAAGTCACCTCGGCCACCTACCGCGTCATCAACCAAGACGGCACCGAACTGGTGGCTACCATCGGTGTGCCCGACTTTGCGGCTCAGGACACCCAAGCGACCATCGTCATCCCTGGCAGCCTGAATACGGTTGCCGCCGGCAACACCCGTGAAATCCGATCGGTGGAGCTGTACTGCGTCACCGCCTCGGGCACCGTCGCGTTCAGCCGCAACTACGCTGTGGAAGTCACCGACCCGCTGCAAATGGCGGTCAACACGTTCCAGAGCTTTGCTCAGGCGCAACTGACGGCACTGGACATCCCCAACATCCCCGCCTGGGACGCCGCCAGCGACCAGCAAAAAATTCAAGCACTGATGGATGCCCGTGAGCATGTAGTGCAACTGAATTTCAACCTGCTCAACTCGAACGTGAACTTTGGCCAAGACCAACTGGCCTACGTGCCAGAGGGTCAGTTTCAGTCGAGCTACGTGGCTCGCAACAGCCTGTTCATCTTCAACGGCAACCTGGCCATCCTGAACGCCACGCAATTCGCCACGCTGCCCGAAAAGTTCAAGCGTCAGCTTCGCCTGGCGCAAATCGTCGAAGCCAACGCCATCCTGGGTGGCAGCCCCGACGAAGACAAGCGCATGGGTGGCATCGTGGAGGAGACGATCGGTGAATCAACCCAGAAGTTCCGCACCGCCGGCGTACCGCTGCGTTTGCCCGTGTGTCGCCGTGCTTTGGGCTATCTGAGCTACTACGTGACCTTCGCCAAGCGGATTGGACGCGCGGGATGATCTTCGATGACTTCGCAACCAAACTGAAGCAGGACTACGACCTGTTTCTGTTCGCGCTTGCGGGGCGTTACCTGACCTTGATGGCGCCTGGCGCCGAGGTCAGCCCCCACATGGTGCGACAGATGCAAGAGCAGGGTGCCGCGCTTGCGAAAACCTTCTTGCGCAGCGCCTCCGCACGCGTTGACGACTTCGCACAGTCATACCCGCTGGCGGACTCTGACGTGCGTTCTGCGCGGTTCAAGCGCGAGCTTTCGAATATCGCTGCGCAAAACATTCACACGCTCATGCAGCGCATGAAGGGTGGCGCTCAGAACACACTGGCCGGCGTCAAAGAAGCGCACGGCGCCATCGGACTTCTGCTCCAGCAAAAGCTCTCCAATCCCGACTTTCGCATCAAGACTCCCAAGGGTCGCTCGTTCGATGCAGCCTCGTACCTGCTAGCTGAAGCCCGCAACTACGCCTACCAAAGCTGGATTGAGTTCACGCTGGCGCAGATTGCGCAAACCAGCGACCTGGCACAAGTCAATTACCCCAACCCCGAGCATGTGGGGCACGGCACCGTCTTTTCGATCTCTGGCCAGACCCCTGGCTACAAGAGCTTCGAGGAGATCAAGCTGATGTTCCACTACAACTCGACAGCCTTCATCACGCACCATGTTCCGGCCTAACCTGACCTGCATCATCTCCGTGTCGTCGGGTGAAACCGATGTGTACGGCAAGCCTTTGCCTGCCAAGCGCGTGACCGAGCGCTGCGCCATCGTGAAGCTGGACATCAAGAACCTGAAGACTTCGGTTCGTGCGGACACGTCGGCCTCGCGCGGCAACGCCCGTGAACTGACCGCCGATTCGGTGATTCTGCTGGCAGCCACCACGGTGGCCAACATCGACGACATCATCGAGGTGTCGGGCGCCACGCTGCGCATCGCTTCCAAATTCCCGCGCCACAGCGTGTCGGGCAAGCTGGACCACTACGAAATCACCGCGACCGTCTGGAGCTGAACATGGACATGATGCCAATCGCCAACAAGCTTCAGGGGAACAACCTCGGTGTGCAGGGCAAAACGCTGTTCATCAACTTCATGCCGATGGAGTGCAAGAACGGCATCTTGCTGCGCAGTCCGCTCAATGGCACCCACATCGACCACGAGCTGCCTGGCTACTACAAGACCGAGTTCAACGTGATCGTGCGTGGCCACGACTACGCTGCGGCAGCCGCACTCATGCAAAGCGTGATGACGGCGCTGTGCTTTTTTGAAACCGCGATTGACGGCGTTCACTACAAGTACGTGCGCCCCAAGTCGCTGCCCGTCACATTCCCTGTCTCGGAGGGCAACTTCTACGAGATTCAGGTGAAGTTCGACGCCAACTTCGTAGGAGCAACCTATGGGTATGGAAGTTGAAGGGGTCGAGCGACTCCAGTTTCTGTTGACGCAGCTGGGTGACAAGGCGACCGAAGGGGTGGCCGCTCAGATGAAAAAGGAAGCCTACGCCATTCGCGACCTGGCTCGCAAATACGCACCGATCGACCACGGCAACCTCGAGGAAGCCATCAAGGTAGAGACGCTGGGTGGCGGTCGCGACAATGCAGGCCGCTTTGCGCGGAAGTCGTACTCGGTGTTTGTGGACTTGGACATGAAGGGGCATGACGGGCGAGACATTCGCCGTTACGCCTACCTGATGCACGAGCATCTGACCCCGTATGGCCCCTACAACCTGGGGCCAAACTCGCAGGCCAAACAGGAAGGCCAAAACGAAATGGTCGGTGGCATGTATCTGGAACGCGCAGCCGCCGATATAGCCTCCAGCGGAATGATGAACCGGCTGATTCAGGTGGCGCAAGACTTCCTGTAAGCCTGGGGCTGGACAAAATGGTCAATCTGTGGTAGAGTCGCGGGCACCGGCTAAGTCAATCGTGACTTAAAGAAATCCCCTTTGCAAAGGAAAAGAAATGGCATCTAG